ATATTAATAACTAATAGAAGAACATTATGAAATACAAATTACTAAAAGAATTACCAAATGCAAAAGCAGGAGAATATACCTATCTATGAGATAATATATTTTCAGACTGAAATACATCGTTCAACATATATAAAGAATGGTTAGATAACCCAGAATGGTTTGAAGAGATTAAAGAAACTAAATCTATTTATGACTTACAAGAGGGAGATACATTTTACTCATTCTGAACAGATATATTAAGTTTAACGATAAATTGAGAAGTAGCACAACAACATTATAAAAACTTATTAGAAATAGGGGAAGTATTTTTAACTAAACAAGAAGCTGAAACAGAACTAGCTAAAAGAAAAGCAATAGCTACTATTAAAAAATGGAGCTATGATAATGATTGATGGTATGAGTTTAAATCTAATGCCTGAAATTATCCTATAGTATTAATTAGGAGTTGTGGTATAGATATATTAGCATATGATGATGAAAACAGTGACCTTAAATTTCACTGAACACAATATTACTCATCAGAAGAAGTTGCAAACCAAGCTCTTAAAGAACTAGAAGCAGAATACAATACTCTATTTCAAATTAAATAAACATTTACTATAACACTAACAACAAAACTATGAAACAAGAATATAAAGAATCACTTGAAAAACAATGTAAGAAACAATGTGAATTAATGGTAGATACTCTATTTGATAATCAACTATTAAATTCTAATTTAAAAAGAATAGATATAAGAGCGTTAGAAGATTTACTATTAATAAATACTTATGATGTGATTATATGACATATAAAAGCAAAAGAATTATTAGATTCAATAGAATCAAGAAAGGCTATTAAAAATCCTTTATAAACACCTATTTTAATAACACAAAGACTATGAAGAAACTATTATTAAAGATAATCCTATATTGGCTAGTATTAATAATAATATATACCCTACTATTCATTTACGACTATAAGATAGCTATACTGATACTTATACTCAATATAATTCAAGATTATAGAATGTACGAAATAATGGAGTATGCTAAGTTACTAAGGAAATATATAGAAAATAAGAAATAAAATAAACACTTACTTTGACATTAACTAATAAAACTATGACTACTAAAGAAGAATTAAAACTATTTGCAGAAGTACAAATGATGTTGAATCCAGATAATACGGCTACTTTTGCAGTATATATTCCACCTGCACAACAATTAAGAAATGAAGCAGATAAAATGGATAGAGATAATGCAACTAGAAAAAGATTTGATGAGTTTATAGAAGCTAAAGAAAAAGAATTTATAGATACTAAACTTGTAAAATAGAAATAAATTAATATAATTGAGGTATAAAACTAATTAAAAGATTATGATAGAATCAAAGAGAGCAGATAAGAAAAAGAATCAAGCTAAGGTTGTAAAAGCTCTTATTAAAGACCCTGCTTTAACTGAAAGAGAATTAGCAAAAGCTACTTGATTAGGTAACTGAAGCGCTCATAACCATAAGAAAGAACTTGAGCAAAGCTGAGCAAAAAGCAATATTCTTGATAGAGTACTAGAAATGGATGATGAAATAATGGAACTAGTTAACTCATTAACAGTTAAACATATCAAGTGAAAGATAGAAGCATGAAGCGCTTTAGAAAGTAATGAAGTAAAGGTACTTTGAGACTTAGCTAACAACTCTACAAAGAGAAAAGCTATCTTCTGAAGTAAGGAATGAAAACCAGTATGAGAAGTTATTATACAATTATAATAAAAATTCAGTTGGCTTAAAATAAAGGTTTCCTTAACTATGCACACACGATGGAAGAAATAAAAATGATTGATAGAATTACTAAAGATATAATAGTATTGCAAGACTTAAATTATATAATTAATAAGATAGTTCTTCCAATTAAAAGTATAAAAACTATACAATTAGAGTTTATTGATAAATGAGAAGTATTTATTTGAGAAATATATTCAGTAAAAATAGAAGCATCTGAGGATAATAATGCTAGAATAGAAATGAGATATTAATTAAATAATATGAAAATAAATTTAAAGAATCTTAGAGGTTGGCAAAAAGATTATATCAAGAATAAAAAGAGATTTAATGTATTAGTTGTACATAGAAGAGGTTGAAAGACTGTCTGAGCAGTATTAGACTGAATGTTAGAAACAATACAGGAGATTGGAGATTATTGATATATAGCACCAACTTACAGACAAGCTAAAAAGATTGCTTGGAGAATGATACAAAAATATTGAAATCAAATTACATGATTCACTTATAATTCAAGTGAGCTTATAGTTACTTATTCTAATTGAAGTACATTAAGTTTATTTGGTGCTGAAAACCCCGACTCGCTTAGATGATTAGATTTAAAGTGAGTTATTTTTGATGAATATGCACAACAGCCTTCTTGGATTTACTGAGAGATTATCTTTCCTATGTTAAATGCTAACAGATGATGGGTTACTTTTATTTGAACCCCTAAAGGTAAGAACTCTTTTCATAAGCTATATGAGAGAGCTAGAAAAGATGATAGATGGTATACAACTTTATTAAAATACACAGATACTAAACTATTAGATGAGGAACAAATATCAGATGCAAGGTTAGAAATGACTGAGGAAGAGTTTGAACAAGAGTATAACTGTTCTTGGGAAGCATTTATGAGATGAGCTGTTTATGGTAAAGAATTACAATTAGCAAATAAAGAATGAAGAGTTAAAAAAGATATTCATACTCCATGAGTTCCAGTTGATACATTTTGGGATTTATGAATCTCAGATGCTATGACTATATTATTTATTCAAGTTGTATGACAAGAGGTTAGGATTATAGATAGTTATAAAAACACTTGATACTGATTAGACCATTACGCTTGAATAGTTCTTGCTAAGGATTATAAGTATAATAAACATTACTTTCCACATGATATACAACAAAGAGAGTTATCAAGTTGAATGAGTAGATTAGATACAGCAGTTAAGCTATTTGGTAATAATTGTGAAGTTGTACCATTAAGTTCTATTGAGAGTTGAATTAATGCTTGAAGACTTATCTTTAAGAATGTATGGATAGAAGAATGACTAGAAGACTTTCAAAATGATTTAAGTTTATATCAATATGAATATGATGAGAAGAGATGAGAGTTTACTAAGAAGCCTAAACATGATTGGACTTCCCATTATGCAGATACTTATAGATATATGTCTATAACTTATGAGCATCTTATTAGAACTCCTATTAATCAAGAGAAGCAAGTTGAGTTAGAATTTAACCCATACAACAAAACAATATCTAATGAAGAAAAAACACTAGATGAGATTATCTTTGCAGATGATGAAGAAATAGAAATAGAATTTAATGATGATGTTTATAAATAATTTGACTTTATCCTATAGTGCTTATACTAGATAATATATACTCCTAATTATCCATCATGGTAGAAAATGAATTAGCTGAAATTAAGGAACAAACTGAAGTACAGAAATGAGTAGCTGATTTTTTAAAGGCTATTGATAAAGATGAAACAGACTTATTAGTTCAAGTAAAACATGAAAGAGAACTTTGAGATGAATACGTTAATGGAGAAAGAGATTTAATAGAGGCTGATTTAATACTATTAAGAAATCAAGTAAAACAAAAGGGTAAGATTTGAGATACTACCCTTTTTAATGTGCATACAGCTTATGTAGCAAGAAGTTTCCACAATAAGAGTCCTATTAAGTTTAAATGAGATAAAAACTGAATAGAGAGAGAAATTAAGATGTTAAATTCAGTATGGAAAGAAGACTCACAAACTTCTTATATGAAAGCTATTAAATATTATGAATACTTTGATAAGTTTGCTACTTGAATATGTATTACAGCTAAAGTAGGTTGGGATTGAACATATAAAAGAAACATATATCAAAACATTAATCCATTATTAGCAGTTCCAGACCCTAATGGTGATTATTTCACAGGTAATTATAGGTTTATCTGATTTCCTACAATCAAAACAAAAGGACAATTAGAAGCTGAATGATATGATACAGATGATTTACAACAATGAGAAAGTGTAGACTGAGCTATTGAAACTAAAAGAACTAGTCAGCAAGACCAATGATTAAACTCTGTAGTAGATAAAGACTTATTTGAAGTATATTTGCACTTCACCACTATTCAACAAGAGATTGACTGAGATATAGTTAATAGAAAGATATGGGCATTAACAGGTGCTAATGAAAAGATTATATTAAATGCTTGATTCATTAAAGCTTGAAACAAACACGAAGAAAAGAATCCTGAATCAATTAGTTTTCCATTAAAGTTTAAATACTGGAAACCATTAAGAGATAACTTTTATTGAGATAGACCTGCAAATTATACTAGAGATGTACAAATACAAAAAGCAATCATAGCTAATCTAAGATTAGATAAAATGAGAGCTGAGTTATATCCTATGTATTTATACAACAAAGATTATGTATCAGGTAAAGATTTAAGTTTCTGATTTAATAAAGGGATTCCAATTAGCACATGAATTAATTGACCTCAAGTTAACTTACAGAACTTAGTATCTCCTGTTGCTAAAGATTTAAGAATAGATACAAGTATTACAGTAGATGAATTAATGGATAGACAAGTAGAGAAATCTACAAGTATTTGAGCTATAGCTTCTTGAACTACTCCTGATAAAAGAGAAACACTATGAACTAATCAATTAATTGTTAGTAATACAGATGTTAATCTTAACTTAAATGAAGAGATTGATTTAATTTGAGAAGAACAAGGTGTTCAAATTTGGTTTAACTGATATTATCAAAACTTTAGTGATGCTGATAGTAAACTTATATTTGCTTGAATGTGAACTAGTCAAGTTCCAATACAATTAAAAAGGAAAGATTTTATATATGAATGAAATCTAGCAATAAGTATTGAAAGTAATGCACAAAGTGAAATAAGGAAAAGAAAACAAGCTCAAGCATATCTAGTTACTTGACCATTAATATTACAAGACCAGTCAATTAATGAATGAAGTAAAAGACATACATTAAGAAGAATATGAGAAAGTAATTGAATGGATAGTGAAGATATTGATATTGAAATACCAAAGACAAGTCAACAATTAATGCAGGCTTTAGAAAATGAATTACTTAATGATTGAGAATATATTGAAATCAATCCTAATGATGATGATGAACAACATCTAATTGAGATGTGAAGTCTTATTCTTACTCCTGAAGCAGAAATGCATCAATATGCACATATACAAGCTAGTATACAGAAAGGTCAAATGGTAAGCGAATGACAAGACCAATGAATGCTCAATCAAGCTCAAGCAGTATCTAATAGTATGACTGCTTCAGAAATGGCTAATGAAATTTAATATTAATTACAAACTATGACAATAAATACAGTAGCAGATTTAATCAAAGATGAATTAACTGATGAAGAAAAAACATTACTAGAAATTGATACTAAGAAAAAGAAATATAAACTATTAACTACTTATCTTGGAAGTAAAGAGTGTGAGGCTTTAATTAAAAAGTATATAGCTAAATGAGAACTTATATACAAAGAAATAGGGGCTGAGATAGATAAAAGAAGAAAATGAGAAAGAGGTAAAGCAACTGTTTCAGATTTAGATAAAACATTATCTTTCTATGATTTCCAATTAGAAGTAGTAAAAGACTTATGAGATAGTGAAGCTGAGTTAATTCTAAAAGAAGATTTAACTAATAGTGCTGAAGCTACTTATACTCATCTAACAAATAAGATTGAAGAGTTATACGATGTACCAAGTTACTCTGAACTAGACTTACTAAAGAATAGAAGAGTAGAATATGCTTTAATTAAAGATAAACTTGAATTAATGACATCATTGTATTATGATAAACAAGTAATAAATCCAAATTCAAACCCTTATGAAGAATCAGAAATGAGTCAAGAAGAATTTGATGCACAAACTAAAGTAGATTAAATATTGATTGTATCCTACAAAATATGTAGGGTATGAATTAGTTTTTAATTAAACTAAGCTTTTAATAGCATAACATATATAAACATGGGAAATCAAGAAACTGAGGAAACTCAAGTAATTGATGAGTCAACTGTTGACTCTACGGAAAGTGAAACAACAGGAGAGGGAAATGAAGGAGAAGAAACGACTCCTAACAAGAAGAATAAGTCAAACTTTAATAATCTTTACAAAAAGACTAAGGAACTAGAAAGTTCTTTGACTGCTAAAGATAAGGAATTAGCTGATGCATTAGCTGAAATTAAAGAATGGCAAGATTTAAACCCTGAAGAAGAGGGGGAATTCAAAGCTAATAAAAATGCTACAGCTTTAGAGCTTAAAGTATTTTGATTAGAAAACCCTGATGCTAAACCACATTTAGAAGCTATCAAAGAAACCATGAAAGAATATGGTGTAACTGAAGCAAAAGCGTGGAAACTTGTTAAAGTAGATTTACCTGAAGAAAGTACAACCACTACTGAGTTCAGTATTTGAAAGAATGCTGTAAGTACTAAGGATTTATCAAAAGTATCTGCTGAAGATGCTCTAAAACTTAGTCCTGAAAAACAAAGAGAGTGGAGAAAAATAAATCTTAAGTAAACTATAACTGTTAATTTAATTTAAAATTAACTAAACTAAAAATGGCTTACGTAACTAACGATAATGCTGCTGTAATTAAAAAACATTATGCAAATGATGTTGAAGACCAATTACAACTTACATTAACTGCAATGGATTTTGCAGAAATGGTAGAAATTCCTAACGGGACTACTAAACAAATACCTAGAGTGGATATGAGAAGTACTTGAGATTATACTAAGTATACTGACCAAACTATTGCTCCTATTAATACTCAAAGTGAAGATATTGTTATCGACACTACTCCAATGGTTAACTTCGCTATGGACCCAATCGATGAAGATGATAATTATATCCCTTTATCTCCTGAAGTAAGAAAGGATGCTGCTTATGCTATTAAAGCTAGATTAGATGGAGCTTTCTTTGCTGAAGTATCAAACGCTAAATGGAAATATGATGGTGCTGGATTCGGAGCTAACGAATGAACTTTAACTCCTGTTGTTTTAGCTACTGGTTCATCTCAAAATTATTCTGAAACTTTTGCAAATGCTAAAGCTGGTTTAATTTCAACTTGAATCAATGCTTCTAAATTAAAATTAGGTGTTGACCCTTTTGTTCCTGCTGGTCTTATGACTGTTGGTATGGAAGTTGGTAATAATACTGGTGATGCTAGTTTTTCAAGAGGTTTCAAAGGTACTTTCGGTGGAATGTCAGTATACGAATCATCTACACTTACTTCTAGTACTGTATTTGATTTAGCTACTGAACCAACTGCAACTGATTACTTTTACATAAAAGGTGTAAAATTCTTATTCGTTGCTAATGGAGCTGCTGCTAACGCTGGTGAAATTTCTGTTTCAGGAACTGCTGCAACTACTGTAGATATTATAGTAAATGCAATTAACGGTACTTGAACTCCATGAGCTTCAACTTATATTGAAGTTGCTTGAGATGATAGAGCTAGATTAGAAGGAACAACTGCTGTTGATGGTACAACTACTGCTGTAATCACTTCTACTAGAGGTGCATTAATGGCTACTTCATCAATGACTACTGCTGCTAATGATTTCCAAGCTCAAGCTATCAATGCTGTACTAATGGAAAGAGGTGCAATTAAATTAGCAATGAGAGGTATAAGAATTGAAGAAAGAAAAGAATCTTTAAATCTTGCTACTAATACATTTATCTATGCTAGATATGGTCTTAAAACTACAACTAGAGGTTCAGAAAGAATGTGTTTAATTAGTATTCAAAATAAAGCTGCTGAAGCTTAATAGATAGGGAGTAAAATCCCTTTCTAATTATCCTTAACCTAAAATAATATGTTAATAAATGTATTTAACAAAGAAACTGCTGAATTAGAAAAAATTGATTCAAGTAAATTAACTTGAAATCATGTTCACAGAAATTCTAAAAGAGCATTTACTAAAGAAGAAATAGCATCATTTGGTGTGAAAGCTAAATAGTAGATTATCCTGTAGCCTCTTAGGAGGTTATGGAGAGTTTATTACTTACCTAAAAGAAAATGCTTATAACAAATATAGAGGCACAAATAAGAACTAGAACTTGAGTATCAACTGGGCAATATTCACAAGCTCAGTTTCTTTTAGATATAAATGAAGCAAAAGATGAATTTTGGTCTGCTGTTGTTGCTAAATTAAATAATGATAGAAACTGGGATAGTTGGAAAGTAGATAATACTACACTTATTTCAGAATATGCAATGCCTGAAGTTGCTTATGATACAGCTTGAGCTAAAGTTTTATCCTGAGTAGCTGTAAATTATACATGAGATACATATACAACTACATGATTACCTATATATATACCTGCAAGACTTGTAAGCCCTGATAGCTTAGAGCATGAATGGAACTACTATGTAGAAAAACAAAGCACAAACGACCCAATGTATATGATAGCTGATAATAGTTATTTTATAGCACCATCTTTTAGAGAAGCAAATTTATCAGAAAGAATCAAGCTAACTTGAATTAGAAAAATACCTGATTATACAATAGATACTACAGAAGCTGAGTTAAAACTTCCTGTTGATTTTCAAAGATTATTAATATGGGCGGTTATGCCTTTAGCTTTAATGGCTAAAAGAGAAGATAATAATATTATACAAAAAGCTCAAAATGACTATGAAGGTAAAAAAACAACTGCTATACAAAATATGACTGCAAGAAAAGAATGACCTGTAACTATGGAACTTCCTAATGAGATATACAATGATAATGTAATTCTTAACAGAGCGTAATATGACACAAAGATTAGTAATAAATAAATTTAATTGATGAATAAGTAATGACCCTAGTGTTTGATGAGCAGGGTCTTTATTTAATGCTGAATGAATAGATGTACACTCTGATAGTAAAGAAGTAAAACTGGCTAAATCATTTAATAATAATACATTATTAAATACTAGAGGTCAATGACAAATAGTAGCTAGTTTATATGAGAGTATAACTAAGTATATTGAACTTAGTAAAGATTGATACCTTAGTGGATTATTACAGAATGAACTTAATAATTGATTTATCACAAAAGAGCTAGGAGTAAGTTATAATTTATGAAAAATAACAAATGTAGTAGATACTTATTGATTTATTATTAGTGAATCTAATTTATATCAATGGGTTTATAATTCAGCCAATGCTAATTTATGAACATATAGCACAGCAACAGGGATACAAACAGACCCTGAATTTGATTTATGAACTGGTTGGACAATATGAGCTAACTGGGTTATTTCTTGATGACAAGCTACACATACAGCTTGAAGTACAGCAGTACTAAGTAGAAGTATGCCTGATACAATAGCACAAGATTATAGATTATGAGTAAGTGCTTCAGTTACAGCTTGAACTTGTGAGGTAAAAGTTGCATGAACAACTTTAGCTACTCTTTCAACTTCAACAAATTCTACAATACCAGTTAAAATATATACTGCTGCTGCAGACCCTGAATTATTAGAGTTTGTACCTAGTAGTGATTTTGAATGAGATATAGATTTTTGTGAGATACAAGAATATAATATAACTTCTTATTCTAAATCATTTAATGAATCATCTCCTTATATAATCATAAATAACTTTATATATATAGGTAACTGAAGTGTAGTTACTGAAATAGATACAACTTGAGCTACTTGGGTTATTACAGATGTATTAACGATAGATTTAGCATATACAATAAAAGGTATAACTAAAGTTTGAGACCAAGTATTTATATATGCTACAGATTGAACTTGAACTAGACAATATCTATGGGACTGAGTTAATACAACAACTTCAAGAACTATTACATGGGTAGATAAACCAGTATTGAATGTAGCTAACTTTGCTAACTATGACTATATACTTACTTGATGAACTAATAGGCAAACATTGTCTGTAGTAAATTGATATACTTTAGAAACAATTTTTCAGACTACTGAATGGGTTGATAGTGATAGTAGAATGTATTTCAGTTCTAATTTTACAAATGCTATAGAAACTATATGAAATAAATTACTAATCCCTTGAATTGCTTGAGTGTATTCGTATGGTAAGAGAACACCGTGATTACCTAATGCTTTAATAAAAGAGTTTTTAGTGCAATCCTGAGCAGTTACAAGTATGTTTTTTTCTGAAAATATTACTTACTCATTATTTACTTATGTATATGGTACAATAAATTGAACACTATGAAATTATAGACAATCATATAATTTAGAAGAATGAGGTAATGAACAATATTGAGTATTAGATGACCAATACACTGGTTGGGTGGAAATACAGCCTTTGTTTTGACAAACGTATTCAAATGTTAAGAACTTTGCTAAGATAAGGTCTTGAATTAGTCTTGAAACAGACACACAAGTAAATGTATATAAAAAAATAGCTGAAAATTATGCTAATATTTATATTACATGAAGTAGTTATACTTTTGCGGTATGAGATACTTATACAAAATCTTGAGTTATATATACTGTTTATGATGTAACAGAACAAGCTAGTAAATCTTGATATATCTTACATTGTACTTACGATTGAGCGTTACAAGCCTTGAAAACATCTTGAACATTTACAAGAACAGCTTGAAGCTGACCAGCTACAACTTATTCTAATTTAGTTAGATTTTGATATATTTTATTAGAACAAATTACAGATGCAACAGATAGTACAATAAATGAAGCGTTTGATTTTAATAAAACTAGCTTTGTAGTAGAGTTAATAAGTTTCAATTCTGATTATACTCCTAGATTATTTGATATAAACCTATATTACAATGACAAAGACGATAACTAGTCAAGAAGTTATATGAGATAACAAGACTATAAAATGAACTGAAAAAATTAATACCATAAGTCCTGATACTATTGATATTCCGGATTATAGTTATGGTAATTGACAAGAAACTTTAGATGCTGAAATAGCCTTAAGGAATAATGCATCTTGAGCAAGTGTTAAGGTATTATATTTTACCAAAACAGATAATACAACATCAATAGATACTTATGAATGATTTTGATTCACTCCTACAAGTTATATCATACAAGCTTGGTTAAATATAAATAATGATTATTGAGCTAACTCATATGGTTCTTATATATGAGATGCTACGAGCATGTTTTATATGAGAATAAGAGAAGCAGCAGAAGTTGAAAGTGATTATAATACTTGACAATATACAAACACTTCAAATTTAATTCAAATTTATAATGATACTACTGATGGTTCATATGCTTCTCATGACTCTTTTACAGCAGATTGAATAAAGTTAGATTGGGGACTTGCTGATGTTGATGTTAAGTTTACAATAACTGCTTATGCCTAACTTGTAATAAGTATAAAAACTAATATACTATTAATAATAATTAATAACAAATAATTATGGTTACTCCACTTACAGAAGAACAAAAAACTGCTATATTACAGCAAAGTGAATGAATGAATCTTGAAGAGAAGCAAGCTTTTGCTGACAAAATACATACTGCACAAGACAAGCAAGCTATCACAGACACAAATATTCCTGTGCAAGACGTAACTCCTCCAGCAACAGAAGTAGAAACAACTCCAGTAGAAACTTGAGTAGATGTAACTCCTGTTATTGAACCTGTAGAAGTTAAAACTGAAACTCCTCCTGTTGTAACTGACACTAAGACAGAAACTAAAATAGAGCCTTCTAAGATTGAAACTACAACTGATGAAATAGTGGCTCCTCAAACTATTGAAGAATGGAAAAAACAAGGTAGTAATATCACTACTCTTGAAGATATGATTGAATCTAAATACAACACTGTTGCTGAAAACGTAAACGGTGTTTTAACAGCTGATATATGAGGTGTTAAATATGAATGGAATATAGACGAAACTGGAAATCCAATTAAAACTAAAGTGTGAGGAGAGAATCCTGATATTATTTTTGCTCAATTAATGGCTGGACAAACTATTTCTGATACTGGTATCAAAACAACAAAACAATACTCTACAGCTAAAGCTAGATATGATATAACTAGTAAGTATGTAAGTATGACAGAAGACCAGTTATATAATGCTTATGTTAATGGAGAAATCAATTCAAAACTAGAACAAGATTTAGTTAATAATCCCTTCCTTGCTTGAGCTAAAGAAAAATACAATCAAAAAATAGTTACAGATAGTATTAATAATGAAAGTACAACAATCCTAAATGCTTATAATAAAGCTAATTGAAATGATGTTGCAGTAACAGAAGAAAAGAACTTTTTACAAACATTATCAGATAAAATATTATCTACTTATGCAGATAGCAACAAAGACACTTCTACATTTAGAGAATATATGGACACTAATTATCCTGACCTTGTAACTGATACAAAAGCATTAAACAGAAAGAATACAGATTTAAAAGTATTAGTAGATGAAAGAGATGATAGGTTAGAAAATATTATCAAAGAAAATCCTTGAATATCTATAAATAGAGCTACAATGTTAGCAGCTAGACAAAACAAAGATATAAACGACCAAATTAAATCAATGAGTTATGAAATAGGTAACTTACAATGAAATATTAATTATCAATCTACTATGGCTGATAAAGAATATGGTTATGAATTAGATAGACAATCAAAAGCAGACGCTTTATTATCTGAACAAAGATGAATGGCTTTTGATATATTACAAACTGAATCAGCTAGACAATTCCAAACACAACAAATTGCAGACCAAAGAGCATATGAAGCATCTAATAAATGAGTTAAAACGCAAATAATTACAGACCAAGCTACATGAAAACAACAATTAATTAATAGTCAAACTTGAGAAGTTATTAAAACTTATGATACATGATTAAAAGACTGAATTATTGCAGGTTGAATTCCTACACCTTGAACAACTTGAGTAACTACTCCAATAACAACTTGAACTGGTAATATAACTCAAAACTATTGAGCTACATCTCAAGTTACACAAGATAATGTAACACTAGCTAACTGAACTATATGAACTCCATGAGTAGATATAGACTGAGCTATCTGAGACCCTATTAATTCATTTTCAAATGGTACAGTAGTATGACTACATGAAGTAAACGAAAGTGGTTGATTTGGTAGAAGATTAGTAATTAAAGATGAGGACTGAAAACTTCATGTATATAATCATTTACAAGGTTCTAATGTTAATGTATGAGATACAGTTAAAAGATGAGATGTAATAGCTGCTATGTGAAATACAGGTACTGTTATAGCTTGAGAGGGTTGAGATGGTAGTCATTTAGATTATAGAGTATCAGATAATGGAAGTTTTGCTTTAAATGGAGGTAATTGGATAGACCCAAATCAATTTATGTGAGAACAAGTTGCAGATACTACTACTGAATTTAAACAAAATTCAATACCTCAATATACTAACTACTTAACTTCTTGAAAAATTTGAACTAATAAAGATGAGTTAGCATTTATTGTAAAAGAGTTTTGAAGTGTTGAAAACTTTAAAGCTCAAGCAGAAGCTTATAATAATAGTGAAAATTGACCTAGACAAAAAGAATTAGATAAAATTTTAACTTTAAAAGATAAAATCTCTAAAGCTATTTCTGAGGATAATTCAGAAGCTCTTTCTAATAGTGTTTGAACATCACAATTTACAATCTGATTAACTCCACAAAGAAGAAAGAAAGAAGCTTATTTAGCAGAAATTCAAAACTTCTTAGATTGAAAAACTTTACAACAATTAATTGATGTAAAAGCAGAATGAGCTACTTTTGGTGCTTTATCTAATGAAGAACTTAAAATGTTACAAAATTCAGCTTCTACATTAAATCAATTAGCATTAAGAGAGAATGAAGATGACCTTGCTCAAATTACTTGATTTAAAGGTTCTGAAGCTAATTTTAAAGCAAAAGTACAAGAAACTATTGATATATATGATGAAATAATAAGAAAGAAAGAAGCTTTAATATGAAGAACACAAGCAACTTGAAATACAATACAAAGTGCTAGTTGAAATACTTATACTTATTAATATAAAAAGATGGCTACAACACCAAATGCTTTAGATTATTTAAGTAAAGCTACAAATACTCCGAAAGTTAATTTATTTGATTTTGATACTATAGAAAATATCCAAAGACCAAATTTTCAACAACCAGCAAATCAATTACAACAACCAACACAACAACCTGTACAACAAAATGTTATACAGGATTTTCTGAATCAAACAAAATGAAATACTGAGTTTATTAAAAAAAGAAAAGCAGTAATTGAAATGTTACAAAATGAAGAAGAAGATAGTTTTATAGAAGATTCTATTATTAATCAAATGAAGTTTACTTGAGTTGAACAAAAAGAAACAGCTTTTAGTGATAATAAAACCTTCTTTTCAAGAATAGAAGAAAAAGCTAGAGAGTTAGCTGAAACTGAATGAGAACTAGATTTGAGTAATAAAAATATGTTTCAAAAATTAATGTGAAATACTAGACTTAAAGCTCAAGCTTTTAGTTGATTAGTTGAAGCAGGTATTTGAGAAGCTATTGAAACAACATGACAAATAGCTTCTGCATTAACTCCTGATGTTATTGAAGAACCTTTTAAACAAGAAGTTTTAAGACAATTTGAAATGGTTACAGGTAGTGATTTATCACAAGCTATAGGAACATCTGCTAAAGGAATATGATATACTGCTAAAGAAGTATTTGAAATGATGCCTGAACCAGTACAACAAGAATTAGAAAACTTATGAGTAATAGGTATCTGAGTTTTAGATGCTATATGAGCTTGATTTGTAGTTAAACAAACTTGAAAACAAGTAATTAAACAAAGTACAAAGTTTTGAAAAGAAGTAATTAAGCCTATAACAGAAAAAGTAGTAACTAAAACTAAATGAATTAAGGAAAGTATTAAGTTAGAATGATTAGCTCCTGAAAAAGCTGCTGCAATATCTACTAAAGCCAATAGATTCACTTCATGACAAGAAGCTAAGTTTTTAAAGGAAACTGGAGAAACTTCATGAGAATTTGCTACTAGAAGATGAATGACTAAAGTATGAGATGAAGCAGTAGATGAATCAACTAAATTCTTTAAACAATCAATAAAAGAAGCTGATGATGGATTTGCTTTAATTAATGGTAAACATATAGAAAAATGAAATAATTTTATGGCTACTATGTTAGATGATTTAGACTTAAGATTAACTAATACTAAAGCCCCAAATGCAAGAAAAGTAAGTTTATTAAATAAAAAGTATAAAGAGGGAGGATTATCAATGTTAGAAATCAATGAAGTTAAAAGGATATATTCAAGAAACTTTAAATATAACTTTTTAGAATCAGGTTGAGAGGCAGCTCAAAAAAGTAAGAATTTACAAGATTGAGTAAGAAAATGGCAATTTCAAGTTGCAAAGGAAAATTGATTTAAAAATATAGATAAGATTAATAAGAATACAAAAGCTTGGAGGTCTTATACAGACAATTTACAACAATCAATGGGTAGAAAAGGTACTAGTAACGAGATGAGTTTAACTGATTGGATTATATTATCAGGTTGAGAACCAACAAACTTAGCTTGATTCGTATGAAAAAGAACATTTGGTTCTCCTACAGTTAAATGAGCTATTATAAAATGATTAGGAAAACAAACAAAATCTCCTATAATAAAAGCAGATAGATTAACAATAGCTAAAACAAGAGCTAAGAAGGAATTATCAAAAACACAATTAGCTTTACCTGCTGGAAAAACTAAAGAACCAGTTAGAACAACTATTACATCTAGCAAAAAGCCTATTAAATTAAGAAATGAGACTACTGCTAATATTAAAACTACTAAATCTAAACCTAGTAAACCAGTAGTTGTAACAAAAGCTTGAGCTAAGAAAGAAGCGACAAGACTTAAAAATTTAACTAAAACTAAAGATGATACTACTAATAATATTCTTCGTAATAGGAGGACTGATAGCACTGTACAGTCTGTAAAACCTACTACTAAGAAAGTAACTACGGTTAAAAAACCTCAAAAAATTGACTCTAAGAAAAAAGTGTGAGATAATAAGACTATATTATCTAAACCTAAGAGTATGGAAACAAATCCATTTAAACAAAATAAATATACATCTTGAGATTTTAAAAGATTAGAAGATTTAGATAGCGATAGTTTAAATAGAGCTATATGAACTTATGACTGGGAAAATATACCTAAAGAAGTAACTTTATATAGATGAATAAAGAGTAATAAAGATTTTGATTTATTTGTCTGAGATTATTTAACTAAAAATAAAGATATAGCTAGAAACTTTGCTTGAAAGAATGGTAAAGTTAAAGCATTTAAAGTAAAAACAAAAGATTTAGAATGAAGTGATTTCTGA